CTGCACTACCGTAGAGGTGTTCGTTGATCTTAACAACCACAACAGCGTTTGCGCCCACAGCATTGTTAGGAACGTCCCAAAGACCTACGATCTTCACGTTCAACGCTGCAGTTTTTGCAATAGTGGATGTGTCGAGTTCCATACCAGAAACACCAGTAGTGGTGCTGCCAGTGCCCATTACTACATCAGCGTTCTTGCCATAGTTGGCGGCAGCAGAAGTGCCGTCGTTCTGGATAATGAACAGTTGATTAGGATCGTCGATCACGTCGGCAACGATCTTGCCTTGGGTGATGTTGACTGAACCGGGATAGTAGTTCTTCCAAGTGGGCTTGCCAGTAGTAGGATCAATGTAGTTACAACCATTGAACACACCGACCGCAGCACTGTGCGCACTGGGGTCAAACTGAACGACGTATCCGTCGTAAATTGTTACCAAGTCGCCTTGGTAAATAGCACCGGCCTGATTGTCCGCAATTTCATAGCCATACTGCTTCTGTGAACCAGAGGCAGAAAGGTTACCGAGCGGACGCATACCGAAAGCTTTATCTACATTAGCCATGATAAATGTCCTTTAAGTAGGTTATTCGGTGTCCGTGCGAGGGCCACCGAGGCTTACGCGGGACTGTCTTTCTGGCGCGTTGATTTTCATAGACGAGTGTGCATTCGTCTTCAACAAGTCATTATCGACAGCCCTTAGCTGATCATGGGTTCGTGAAGAATAGTACGCACGACGCTCTTCTGCTGTTTCCTCAGGTATACGGGCTAATACTAGCGAGCCTACGCTCACTACGCCTGCATGCTTACCATCGTCAACAGAGGTTGTCTCATGATCTGGATATTCGTCTGCACGAACAAGCTCATACCCCTCGCGGAGTTTGCCTGCTACGTTAATACGATCATCCTGACCACCAGATTCTGTTCTAATCCAACGATGTCTATAACCATCTTTAGCAGGAGGAGCATCCAATCGAGAAGGAGGAGCCCAAGGCTTACGGCGCGCAGTTTTCTCACGGGTTTCAGTGCCGCGAGCGCTGCGATTAAGTTTTGGCACGTTGCTTTCGTTACTCATGTGTTACTCCTTCACGTATTTTGCGTATTCTTCAAGTGGAACCCCAAGTTTCTTTGCTATGGCTACCTGACTCGGCTTTAACCGAACGGAGCGGCGTGCTGAATTATTTACTCCCGACGATCGGGTTGCAGGGGCCACCGTCTGCACGGGACGGCTATTCCTGTTAGTTTGTTGCGCGGGAGCTTCATTATATTCAAACTCCTGCGGAAATAGGGTACGCATTCTACGGTCTATTTCATCATAATACTCATTAGTGGTCGGGTCAAACCCTTCTTTCTGTATTAAGTCTTTATGTAACCCCCATACAGCGTGAGTCATTACTGTATTTTGACCAAACCAAGGGTTGTTTTCCGCCCACTCTTCTGCACGCGGGTCAGGCTCTGCTCTCCTCGGCTGCAGTATTTCGGGCTGTTGTCGTGGTTGTTGGGGCTGTTTTGCTAAGTTTTCACGCTCTTGAAGGGTTTGCGCGAGACGCTGTTGTTCCCAAACAATAGCGGTAAGCCGTTGTTGGGCCTCTGTCTCGGTGTCAATATCTCCCTCTTCACGGGCTTTCTTGATAATGTGCTTGAGCGCCGTAACCTGTGTCTCCACACGGTTTTTAGCCTCTCCTAAGCGGTCATTGTCGCTTTTAGTGTACTTTTGCTGCAGCTCATCGTTTTCCTGCTGTACGCTTCTGGCATATTCAATAGCCGCTTCTTCACGACGTTGCGTTTCACGCAATCTTGCCGTCAGTTTATCAATCCGCCTCTGCACCCCCTTCGTATATTTATCAAGGTCCTCGCTTTTTGGCGCCTCTGCTTTTTCTTCTTCAACGACCGGAGCTTCCTCCTCTGACGCCACTTTAGCGTCGGTGCCGTCTTCATTCATTTCAACAGTGGCTTCTTGCTCGTCGTCGCCTACGTTGAACTCTAGCTCTTCGTTCTTGGGTTCGCTCATCCTATCTCTCCTTACATGTGAATAATGTCGTCAGGATCATTCACGATCCCAAGAATTTCATCGTCATTGAGTAGACGAATCTCACCGCCGTCTATCTGAATCCGAGAACCGGCGTACCGGCCAAACACTACCCAATCACCTTCCTTGCACCATGGCCCGTATGGGAACTTAGATTCGTCCGCATAGGCTAAGTCACCCATCTTCAAAACATAGCCAACATTAGTAGCAAGTTGGGTTTGTTTTTGGGTTTCAGGGGCAAGAACGATGCCTCCCTTTGTGGTCTTAGCGCCACGAAAAGGAAGAATAGCTATGCGCCAGCCTGTGGGTTTTGGGATAAGGTCAAGAACAGACTGGGATAGTCCCTCGTCTGCTACTTTTCCCTCTTGGGTATACGCATCGTCCAAAGTGGTTTTTCTAGGCTTCTTAGCCTCTTCTCTCCACTTCTCTTCGAGCGGGGTCAGTTTCTTCTCGGGTTCCATGTAGGCTCCTCTGGTTGGTTAGTCTTCGGAATATTTATTCAACTGTTGTCGAATAATTTCATCCACAAGCTTTATCCCTTCCAGACGGCCCATCATGAAACGGTAGCGCTCCATGTCAGAGATAGAACCATTAAGAATAATGGTTTCTGAATCTGTCTTTAGCTTTCTGACTTCTTTCAGTACGCTTTCAGCGAACTCAAGCATGGTCGTGTTTCCATGTAAGCAAACGGTTTAGTGCCACCGTCTGGAAGGCTTGCGTTAATAAATCTTAACGGGTCTATTACCGTCTCGCTTCTTAACGGTTCTAACTGCGGGCTTCTTTACAGAACCTCCGGCTTTTTTCTTAACGGGCTTACTCTTGCCTGCAGTGTTTAAAGCGATTGCAATCGCTTGCTCTCTAGGCTTACCCGCCTTCATTTCTGTACGGATGTTACTAGAGATGGTTTTCTGACTAGACCCTTTTTTCAAAGGCATTATCGGCCTCCTTGTTTAGGGGCATAAATTCTTTCTCTTGCAACAGCGGTTCGCTGGTCTGCGATTTCTTTCTGTGCCTGTATACGCGCCGCATTGTCTTGCTGGTTTGCCTGAATGCGTTGTTGATCAACCTGCAGGCTTTGTTGCTTGGCCTGAATATCTGCTTGGTCCTTAGCCGCGCGCTGCTGAAGCTCCTGTGCTTTGAGCGCTACAACTGGGTCTTCGCCTTGGCCTTCTCCAGAGAGCTGACCTTGCAGAGACTTCATTTCAATCATGTACTCGGCGACCCTAATAGAGATCATTGCCTCACGCTGCAGGTCAGAAATCATTCTGTCTGGGTCTTCACCGTACTGCATGAACAATTCTGCCTCAGTGGCCTCTTCCGCTTTCAAACGAATGTGCTGCAGAATGTGTTTTTGCAGTTCTGACGCAGCCAGAGGGTTAGCCTGAAGAAGAGGGGATAGCCCCATCATCAAGTGAGAAGCAATATGGGCGTCATGCTGCTGACCGGCAAAAGCCTTAAGCTCTTTGCCATCTGCCACGTCCATATTCTCACTAGCAGGGTCCTTCGGCATCTGATTAGTCTGAACCTTAAGAATGCCGTCAATGTCACGCACGTTCATGGCCTGATACACGCGGTAATACGCCTCGTACATGTTGTGCATCTGCGGAGCGCTTTGTGCCAGCTGTAATTGAGTCTGAGCAAGGGTAATGCGCTGGGCCGCAGAGAAGACGTTGGGGTCGGCAACCGGCAATACCGCTACCATGTGGCCAAAGTCTGCCTTTTTGACGCAACGAGAAGCACCGGGCACGTCATAGGGGTATTCATCAGGCAGGTAGTGGCCAAAACCTTCTGCCAACATTTCAAATTCTTGCGTCTGAGCGTAATACAAACGCTTGTGTATGGCCGACATGACCATAGAGCCACGTTCCAGCAGGGCCAGTGTGGTGCCCACAGCAGCCTGTTGGTTTCCATCCCCTACCTGCATATCAGCTATGCTTGCAAGGCGCCTTCCTGCGTCTACAGTGAAGCCTAAAAGGGTAAACAGTGTCTGAGAAGGCTCTTTATACGGCAAAGGCAGCAAGGAAGACGACAATTCAGCGCCTCCGGCGTCAATATCCCGCCATTCGCCCGGTTGAATCGGATTATCGTCGTCTGCAATGCGGGCGCCCTTGGCTTTAAAGCCTGCAGGGAGGTTGGCCAGTGTTCCTGCGTCCAAAAGTTGGCGTAGTGCCATAGTTGCAGTCTTCGAAAGACCACCAATCAGGTGCACAAAGCCCAAACCGTAAGAACCGGGACCTTCTACCAACACATAATGCACAAAATACTCGCGTCGGCACTTGTATTCGTCGTTCTCAAGCCAATTTCGACGAACGCTCACCACCTGACCACTGTTTTCATCAAGGGTTACTACGTATGGCAGTTTAATTCCGGTGGGCTTGCCTTTTTCGTCCTCGTCTTCGAAGCCCAAAATGTCCAAATCCACTTGGAACTC